CCCGCTCCGATGCCTTGTCCTATCGGGTTGCTGTAGTAGGGGTTCATCTCCTGCGCGAACCCCGTGTTGGATGTGCTGTAGGGGATGCCCGACACCGCACCCAGCAATGTCTGTAGCTGCTGATACGGGAACGCCTGCTGCTGGGCGAAGGCACCCTGCTGCGCGTTCAGCAACTGCTGCTGATACTGCTGCATCTGCCCACCCGCCTGGTTCAGCGCGTTGTACTGGCCGAGCGCCATGTTCTGCGCTCCAGACAGCGAAGCCGGAAGCTGCTGCGCCGCATTCAGCCCAGCCGTCAGGTTGGACGACATGATGTCGGCGCCGAGCTTCTGGTTGGCCCCATAGCCACCCTGCAACAGATTGGCCAACGCGGTGTTGGCGGTGAGGCCCTGCTGCCCCGCCTGCAGCGCCACGTCGCGGCTGATGCCGGCGGCCTGGTTCCACTGGTTGTTGAGCAGGTCGCCGAGGTACTTCTCCGACCCCAGCGCCGCCTGTGACTGCGCGATGCCCTCCTGGACGCCCTGCCGGCTGCCGCCGAACGCACCCGCCTGATTCGCCCCGGCGCCGATCGTGTTGAGGTTCTGCCGCAGTTGCTGCTGCATCAGCTGGTTCGCCGGGTCGACCACCGACTGGGTGTAAGGCGACATCAACTGCTGCGCGCCAGCCGCGACGCCCTGCGCGGTGGCCGGACCTTGGCTCGTGTAGTTGCCGAGCAGGCCCTGCGACGGCCCGTAGACCTGCTGCTGGAAGCCCTGCTGCAGCTGGTTGGTGTTACCCTGGATGCCGGCGGCAGACAGTGGTGCCGCCGCATTGGCAATATTCACCCCGGTGTTGATGCCAGCCTGAGCGGCGTTGCCGCCATATCCCTGCATGGCAGCCACTTGATTGTAGGCCTGTTGCTGCGCCGGATCGATGCCGGCAACCGTCTGGCCGCCGTACGGGACATATCCTTGATTGCTTAGGTCATTGGCGCGGCCAACGGCTTGTTGGGTGTAACCCTCAAGCCATGGCGGGATGTACGCCGCGGAATTTTGGACAGTGCTGGTTGTGTTTTGCCCGCCGCCGCCGCTACTCATGGCGCAAATCCCTTACATACTTGATGCCGGCGGGGCGCCACCCTTCGCCTAGCGGCGTCTTGATCACGCGCATCCAGCCCATACGCCCCGTGGCCGTAGCTATGCCGCACCCCTCACTAACCGCCCAGGCGTCGATGCGCGGCTGCAGCGCAGCACACTCCTGCAACTTGCCACTGCACAGCCAGTAGTTCACCGCACGAAGCCTCGGGTAGACGAGCACCTCGGTGACCACGACGCTGTCCCCATTGGTCCAGCAGCACGCCTTGCCCTCACCGATGCGATCCAGCACATCGGAAATCGAGTGCGTCCCGCCACCCTGCGCCAGCGCCTTCTCGAACCGCCGGACCTTTTGTTCGTTCGTCACGTCCTGGGCACCACGGTGGTATGCAGCGCGCCGGCATCGTCGATCTCGATGCGATACGTGGTGCCATTTGGTGAGATCAGCGCCATGAACTGCTGCGCCGTCCCCTGGATGCCCTGGTCCGCTTTGCGCGAGATCGCCGCCGCCATGACAGCCAGGCGCTCCTCGATGCTGCCGGCCGTGGGTGCCGAGAACGGTGGCGGTGGGTGATACGGGCGCGGCATCAGCATGCACCTTGCGGCAGAGCGTGGTATAAGCGGGACGGCGTCGGTGTTTCAGCACTAGCGCCGCCCCTGACCACGTCCCTGGCTGAGAGGAACCGATGGCTAATACCGAGGATAGCAGAGAGAAGAAGCTGGCGTATGACCGCGCATGGCGCGCTGCAAATCGCACGAAAATCATCGCTCTGAAACGAGCGTGGCGAGCTGCCAACCCTGAGAAGCAACGGGAGATAACCCGTAAGCAGCACGTTAAAGAGCGAACGGAATACCCAGAACGCCACGCCTACAACAACCACAGAAGCAGCGCCAAGCGCCGTGGCATCGCGTTCCTGCTTACATTTGAGGAGTGGCTGGCGATCTGGTTTGAAAGCGGCAAGTTTGCGCAGCGCGGGATACATCGTGACGAATACTGCATGGCGCGCCATGGCGACGTAGGCCCGTATGCAGTCGGCAATGTCCAGATTTCCGCCAACTTGATGAACAAGAGAGAAGCCAATCGACTGCGTCGAGGGAAACCGCTGAGCGCCAATAGGCTGGCGGCACTGGCCAGAGCAAGAGCAATCAAGATGGCAAAGGCCCAGCATTCTAACGACGCCCCCCTTTCCTGACTTGCAACCTAGGACGACCCACAGCAAACGGACCATCGGTCAGTGCTTCCATCCGCATTCTGATGTGTCTGCCAGAAAATCGCAGATCCACAAGACCAGCATGGACGACTGTGTGTAGCCCAGTATCGTGCTCAGGACCGTTTGGCTGCTCCTTGACGAAAAAACGATACCCAAGCTGGTCGGGATCTGCTGCCGCGTCCAAGACCAATTGTCTCACATGAAACCGGTTATCCCCCTCACCGAGTACGATGCTGCCGGATTCGGCATATACGGCCCCAGTCTCGGCGCGAGGCAATCCGTTTTCTGAGTAGCCAAATTCGTGGAGGTAGAGCGCGCCGTAATCCAACCCTAGTGCCGGGTCGTGCGTCGGGCCGCCGATGATCGGATTGTCCATCGCCCCGCTCATGTCAGCGCATGTTCTGGTGCGCACGCCGATCGTCCACGGCTTTCCCGCGTCGCTGTAATTGAGCGCCACATAGCGGTTGCATTCGAGCGAGCCCTCGTCTGGGAAATCCCACCAGAGCTCGCCAAACGCCGGGTTGGGACTGCCGAACACCCGACCAGCCATCTGCCGGTTCACCAGCGAGAAAAACCAATCTCCGACATCGCACGGCACCGGCTGCACGTTGCCGGCATAACCCCAGAACGATTGCTGCCCGGGCCACATGACGGTGTTGCCGACCGCCGCCACGGCACGCAGTGAGATCGGCCCGCAGCCCGAGGCGATCCCCACAATCCCATAGGCATACGGGGCGCCCACGTAGGTCATTTTATGCACGTCATTCGCCGTGAAGATCAGGATACCGTCGCTGACCTTCATCGCCGTCATGGCGTAGCTCTGGGTCTGCAGTTGCTTGTCCCCGGCCAGATTGACCGCGGTCGGCGCCCAGACGGTCGGGTCTTCCTGATCGCTCCAGGCGATGTTGCGTGGGTCTCCGCCGGCACCGAGCAGCACGACATGCCGCTGGTCGGTCACTATGACGCCGCGGTTCTGGTCCGGCGCACCGGCCACCAGCACGGGCAGGGTTGTCGGGGTGTTGGGGTCCCATTCAAACAGGTGGCCGTCCTGGGTTGGCACGATCAGCAGACGCTCGCCGAACGTGTCCATGCTCCACCGGTCGCCCATGGTCGCGGCGATGTCCTGGATGCCGACGTTGCTGGATTCGCGCGCGGTGCCGTAGGTCTCCTCGCCGTAGTCACCCAGCCCATACCCGACCAGTGCGCCGGGTGGATCGAGCGGCCCGACACCTGCCGGCGTCAAATCGTAAATGGTGTCGGTGTCGAACCTGTAGGCGAACAGCCGGCTGTCAGTGCCGAACGCCGCCCAGCGAATGCGCGCATTGTCGTGCCACGTAATCAGATCACGCGGCAGGCCGGCACTGGCCCCGACGATCGACCCTGGCAGCACCGCGCTGCCACCGATCGGTTGCAACTGGCCACCTCTGAAGCGGATCAGATTCGTATCCCACCATCTTCCCGGCGTCGCCTCCGGCGTCGCGTTCCGCACGACACCTGGAATTGGCGCTTGCGGAATGCGCGGCATGTCAGTGCGTCCCGCGCATCGGCGCTGACATCAGGCGACGCACCAGCGGCACCGCAGCGCCTGTGGCAAGTGGCACGGCCTGTGACCCGGCGTAGATTATCTTAGTCACCACCACGACCGGCGCCATGATGTCGAACCACGCGCCCGAGCCGAGCGTGATGGTGTGCTGGTGGCTGCCGTCGCCATAGATGGACAGATTGTGCTGGTGGTCGGGGGCGACCGAGATGTTGTGCCCGTGGTTGCCATCGCCGCCGATCGAGTGCCCGTGCCACCCCCGTGTGTCGGTGGTGATGCCGTGCACATGGGAGCCGGCTATTTCGGTCGTGTAAGTGCCGGTGCCGAACACGTTTGACATGACGGAGGCGCCGCCGCCGCTGGTGCCAGCGCCCTGGTTGGGCAGTGCAATGTTGTGGCTGTGGCTCCCATTCGCGTCTGCGCTGCCGCCGTGAGCGTGATCGCCAGCGCCGCCGGTCAGGGCGTTGTGCTCGTGATGCCCCTGCACGTCGGTGCTGTGTCCGTGGGCGCCTGCGGCGTAGGTGACGCCGCCATGTACGTGCCATCCCTGCACGTCAGTGGTGATGGCGGTGGCCGGCAGGTTGGCCTGGACGATCGGTCGCGCCACCGCGCCACGGATCTGTGCGACGGTGAAGTTCCACGAGGTGCCGATCTCGTCGATGACAGTGCCAGGTCCTATCGTTGACCGCCCCGATGTCGAAGGCAGCTTGAACGTCGTGGCGCCGTCGCCAGCCCCCCACACCGTGCCGATCACCGCGAACAGCTGCGAGTAGGTCGTCCTTGAAATCGCCCGTCCGTCGCAGATGAGCCACCCGGGAGGCGCATTAGGCCCGGCGAAGTCTAGGATGGCGCCGACCGGCATGGCCATGGACACGAACTCATCGATGGTGTCTGCATTCTCGTTGAGCTTCGTCCCCCACGAGTCGCGACTCGCGCCGATTTCCGGCTTAACCAATGCGAGGTTGGGCGTGTATGCGTCAGCCATCGGCGTGCTCCTCAGCCACCATGCCATTGCCGCGCCGTGGGGGCGGCTGCAGGCGGGCGATCTCGGCGTTGGCCTGTGCCTCGATCGTGCTGATGAGCGGCCCCACGACCCTGTAGGGGCCGTTGGTGAGCATCTCCAGCACCGATCGCCACTGCGCCACTGTCAGCGTCACGGCAATCGGATGTTCCGGCGTGATGGGTGGCGCGTCGCTCATCGGTCACGTGTCCGCTGTGTCATCATTCGTCTTCACCCAGTTCCCATCGCCCGCGACAGGCAGGCGGAAGCGAAAGCCAGACGGTCCGAGTCCGGTCCAGCCATACTTGGTGCCGACGCGTCGGCGCCAGTCGCGATGGTCGCCAAACC